GCGTCCTGCTGGATCTCTGCTTCCGTCAATCCGGCGTTGCGCCCGGTCAGGACCTTCCGGCCATCGCTGTCGTAGGACAGCCCAAGCTTGTCGGCGCGCTTGTTGTCCGCTGCCTGCTCCGCATCTACGGCACCTGCATCGCGCCCTTGCGCCGCCACCTCGGTGGAACGCGTGGATAGGCCGCTGCGGATTGCATCGTTGGAAGCCTTGATGTCCTTCTCCGGGTCAACCCACGGCCAGCCGGGCGTTACCCACTGCACTTCCTCGAATGGCTCGGGATCTTTGCTGTACGCGTTCAGTAGATCAATGCCGAACACCAGCGCCAGCATCGCCTCGCGCAGCCAGCGCTTATAAACCGGGTGGCAGACCTGGAAGATGAAAACCGAATGTTGATACTGCTCGCACTTGCGGCGGAACTCCAGCAGGCCGGCGCGGATCGAAGAATAGTTGATCCCCGACAGGTCGCCGCTGATCTGATACTCGGCCAGGCCCGCGCCACTCGAAAAAGCTTGCAGGCAAGTCCGGATAAACGATTTGAAATCGCCGCTGTCCTTGGCCTCGGCGAACGACACCTCTTCGCCGAAGTTCAGTACCTGGAACGTGCCGGGTTCGAGCTTGCTGATCTGCGTCCCCGGATCTGTCTGGGTCGGCCCGTTCTGGTATTGATCCGGAGGGATGATCGGATTGTCCGGGCTCGCCTGCGTGATGAACCCGGTGATCATCGCCGCGAGCTTCTTGCGGACGATCTCCGCGTCCGTGTACTGCTCCAGTTCGTAGAGCTTCGCGATCACCGATGTGAGCCACGGCTGCCCCCGGAACTGGCCCGCGCGAATCGGTTTGTAGACGTGCAACACGTCGGTGGCGGGCACCCGCTCTACCGAGAGAGCGTCCATCGGGAAAAACATCGTCTCACCCGGATGTGCCTTCCAGAAGTGGTACGCTGCGCGCCGCCCATCGGTCTGAAACTCGATGCCGCACCGGACTGAGTTGTTCGGCGGCATCCGCTCGACAGCCGTGCGCCACAGGGGCAGTTGCTCGGCTTCGATGAGTTGCAGTTGCAGCGGAACCGCGAGGCCTTCCTTCGGCGAGCGCGGTCGGAACCGGACGAAGCACTCGCCGGCCTCCATGACCTCGCGGGCAATCACCATCTGTTGCCCATAGAAGTCCGTCTGGCCCGACGCGGGATTCCGCGGGTCGTACTCGACGTCGCATTCGCGAGTCCATCGGTTCCACTTCCTGGTGATCAGGTCGCGGATCTTGTCGTCCGGATGGTGCGGCACCAGGCGAATGCCGCGACCAATGGCATTGGCGACGTAGGAATCTACGGCCGCCGCCGCCCACGCGCTGTTTCGAACCGCGTCCCGGTTGCGCGCCTGCAACTCCAGGCCGTGCGAAAACAGGAGCGTGTTGAGGCCAAGGGACGGCGGATTCCATCCCATTCCCCGACGCCCGCGCCCGGCGGCATCGAACGGGAACGTCCCCATGGCGCGGGTGCGCGGGACGCGAGGGATCGGCATCGGCTCGTGCCCGGCTTGGCGGGCGAGCGTCATCAAGGTTTCAATTGGCACGGCGATTTAGTGGCCCCACCCGTTGGTCGTGTAGATGCGCACCTGGCGCACTTGCTGCGGACCGCTCTGCTGGGCGATATCGTTCAGGATCAAATTCCGGAGTTTCAAGTAGTCATCCACGGAATCGAATTCGAACTCGCGGTCTTGAAACCGGACTCGCCGCGCACCTTGCTTGCGCGCGGCGTCGAGAGCATCGAGGTCGGTCTGAGTGAATGCCATTAGAGATCCATCCTGAAGCGCACCCGGTTCCGTGCGGCCTGCCTGCCATCCGCGCGCTGCGCTTGTTGCTGCGGGCCTTGTTTGACTTCCTTCACTGGAGGCCGGCCCACGCGGCGCTCGAGGTCGGCCCAGTGCTTCTCCTGGAAACGGTCGATACCGACCCGTCCAGCCGCCGCGCGCGCATACACCCGGCAATCGAGCGCCTCGTTGCGCTCGCGCATCTTCTGCCATTCGTGCCGGCGATAGCCCTTGACGATTTTCGTCACCAACTGCTCGGCGGTGATCTGTTTGAAGTACTCTTCGCTGTAGCGCGGGAAGTGGCAATACCCCGGCGGGAACGGAATCCCCTTCGCCACGTCCTCATCCGTGGGGCGATCCTGGCGCAGCCACCGGTACAACTCTTCCTTGGCCATGCCGGAATTGACCGGCCACACCCGCACGCCGCGCTTGAGTTTGGCGCCTGCTGGCCCAACTTCCACCGGCGCGGCCGATCCGATTAGCGCGGGCGTCCGCGAGTCGCCTTTGATGACCAGCACCCGCCCGCCTTGGCGTCGCGCCCACTGGTACACGTCTATGGTGGCGAAGCCGGAATCCACGGCGAGTTGCAGGATCTGCAACTCCAGACCGGATTCAGTAGGGAAGGATTCGTTCAGCAGTCCGGTGAGCTTCTCCCAAACCTGCGGCCGTGATGTGTCGCCTTCGAATACCCGATAATCGACGGACCATGATTCCTTGGCGCGGCCCCAAGCCGTGATCTCAACTTCGATGCGGTCCTTCTGGACGTCCGCTCCAGCCGTGAGGAACAGCCCGCCAGGCGACACGGTGCCGACCTTGTACGATTCCCGCCGGTCATACAGTTTCTGCCACTCCGGGGCTTCGCCGAGGAGCGTCCACGTCTCGCCCAACACGGTGTTGACGAAGACCTGAAGCAACGCCGGGTTTTTCTGCGCCTGCTCGAACTGCTTGGCGGCGTCGCCCCACGAGAACCAACCGACCGGACTGTACAGGCTGGAGATATGGAAGCCCGCCGTCCTACCATCGCCTTTCGCGCCGGCCCGCCACTCGCCGCGCGCCAGCATCGACTGCTTCTGGTGGTTACGAATCTCCTGGCCGCAGTGCTCGCAGACGTAAACCGCACTCTGCGGATCGCCCTTTGGCCACCGCAGTTGCGCGAACTTCAGAATCTGGAACTCTCGGCACGTCGGACACGGCACCCAGTACTTCCGCTGATCGCTCTCCTCATACGCCGACTCGATCCGGCTCATGCCGGTGATCTTCGGTGTCGATACCAGAAACACTTTGCGGCGCGCGAACGTCCGTGTGCGCGCCATCGCCAGCGTGATCGGGTCGCCCTCGCCCTCCACATCGCCGGGATAGGCGTCCACTTCGTCGAGGAACAGGTACCGCGCGGCCATCGACCGCAGGCCCACCGCGCTGTTCGCCCCGGTCATCACCAGCACGCCGCCCGGAAAATCCTTCGACAGAACCGTGTTGCCGGAATCGCGCGACCTCGGATCGCGGACGAGTTTCCGCAGGACTTCCGACTCTTCGATCAGCGGGTCGATGCGCTGTTTCGAATTGCGCTTGGCCATCTCGACGGTGGGCTGCACCGCCATCATCGGCCCCGGCGCCTGGTGGATGATGTAGCCCATCCAGTTGTTGCCGCACTCCGTGCCGCCGATCTGCGCGCCCTTCATGAACACCGTACGCTCGATGAGGGACATGGGCGAAAGGCAATCCATGATCTCGCGCAGATAGGGCGTTCGCTCCGTGCGCCAGCGCCCGTGCTCTGCGGACGCGCGTTGCGAGAGCCAGCGATAGCGGTCGGCCCACTGAGAAATCGTAAGCAACGGGTCCGGCCGCGCGCCAGCCGCCGCGGCTGCACCGTAGATCTCTTCAGCCGTTAGATTCGTCGGCAAAATCATTCAGGGCCTTCCGGATCTCATTCGTGAGGAGCGCATGCACGGTGGTCTCTACGGTCTCGGCGGCAAGCATCGCCGCCAGGCGGTCGGGGAGGTTGATCATCGCGTCGCGGAACTGCCGGAACTTATTGAAGGCGGCGACCTGGACCTCTTCGCCCGAGACGAGCTTCGCGATCCGTTCCTCGTAATCGATCTTGGCGAGGCGCGCCTGGTAGTGTTCGCGCACCGCCCGCGCCTTCGTGTACTGCGACGCGCCAAAAACCTCCGCGTCATCTTCTGGTTGCTGGCCGCGCCGGTCCACGGGTGGCGCTTGGGTTTGGGTGTTGCGCGCCCACTCGGCGTCGGCAATCTCGGAATCGATCTGGCCGTTGGGCAAGGTGTGGATGCGACCAGACGCGATTGCCTTCTGGACGGTGCTCGCCGAGACTCCGCGCTGTCGGGAGTACGCCCGCTGGCTCATTACCGGCATGTGTTTATTCCCGAAATAAGCCCTTGCCTTCCGGGGCCACCGGAGTGATGAATCGTCATGCGCGGATCAACCGCCAAAAGGATAAACACCATGAAGAACGCAGAAGCT